AGACCGAATGTTCGGTCGTAGAAAATGTCTCTCTTCTGCCATGCCGGCCGTCGAGCACGTTTGCCGACGTGGCGAGGGGAGGGCGCAGGCTCGTCGCCTGGCTTAAGGTTGCAAAGCCTTAAGTTTTCTTTGTTGCCGTCTATGCACATAATGTGCTGCGGGCTTGGACTCCCGTGTGCCAGCATCCATGCTATGGTTGCGGCTTTGTGGTATTTCCCTTGCACGTAAATGCAAGGGAAACCGCCTTGTGTGCAGCCGGCCAGTTGGCCGGCCTTTTTTGGCCCCCTGTCAACTAGGTAGCTGATTTCTCCGTTTATTGGATTGTAATGAAAAAGGAGCTGTAAAGACCGAAGCGACGGGAAGGCCATTTTGTCTCAGCAGGTCGGTGGCCTACAAGGTCCGAAGAAAAGTCCGCCTATTCGGCCTACGAAGATTTCGTGGACACCGGAATTATTCCGCTGTTTTGCCGTCATAGACTCAGGGTTGGGATCGCTCTTTTTGTTGTCTTCTGATTCTTGGGTAAACTCTCGCAGCTCCTTGTTTGCCTTTTCGAGCATAGAGCTGCAGAGGTTTGCGTGATCAAATCTCTTAAGCTCTTCACGAATTGCTACCTCAAGCAGTCCTTCAAGATTTTCCAGTTCGCGGCGTTTTGCCGAAATCTCGTTGCGCAGCCGAAATGCCTCCTGTTCGGCAAATGCAAAATCGGAGAGTGCCAATGTGCAGCGGCCGGAAGCCGTTGACACTTCCTGGGAGAGTTGATAAAGGTCTTCGTCCATTTGGGTGGAAGCGGTGGAATGCTGGGACTTACGCGCTTTCGCGCTGCCCAGCAATGGCTAGTGTAGCACGTTCGCGGCTAACAGGACAAGCCCGACGACCAGGGCGGCGATAGATAGGGTTGGCTCGTTGATGGAAGAGGCAAGCACAATGTCCGCAGCGGCAATCGCGAGCCAAGGAAACCTAGGGGTTCTTCCAGATCGGGCAAGACTTCTGCTGTTGCGCCTGCCACTGCTGAGGCAAGCGCCGTCATTTTCTTTTGGTTTCCGTAGAGGATCACCTCTGCGGAGTCTTCTCGGATGATCCATAAGTTAAATCGCATTTAAGGCGGTTGCGAACAATGGAATACTAGCGTAAATGCCGCGTTGGAAACAAGGGCTTAACATTTATTAACTTTTGACGTTGCGTTCGCAGCAGTTGAGCGGCAGGCCAAGCGCTCGCTCGACTCTCCTACGTTCGCTAGGGCTTAGGCCGTCAGGGTTGCTTGCCCACGGCTTTAGGATCGCGGCAGGAAAATCTCTCTTTTCGACTAAGTAAAGGTTCCGCCGACAGCAGTTTAGTCGTGCTGTTGCTTTCTGCTCTTCTGGCGTAAGCCTCATGGCCGCCTCCTTCGCCCTGGCCCTCTTTCCCGTGATCTTGCGCAGCTCAGTGCTATTGCCTTGGGCTAGCTTTGGGGACAGCGGGTTGGCGGGCTTTTCAGGTTTTAAGATAATTAAACCGCTTTCATTTTTCGACAAAGGCTTTACTTGAAATTTGACTTTCCCTTCGAGCGTCCAATTTATTGGGTCATCTGGAAGCGGCAAGGATTTCCAGCAGGCACCATGATCAATGATAATGGCGATCTTGTTCGGGTTGTTTTTGTCGGCTCGCAGCACTCTGCCAATTAGCTGCTTCCATAGCCTTAAAGACTTGGTAGGCCGGATAAGCTGTAGGCATACTGCTTCGGGAATGTCTAGTCCTTCGTCTATCAACGCGACGCTAATAACTACCTTCAGTTTGCCATCGCTCAACTCTTCAAAGGCCTTGTCTCGTTCACCGTCTGAACTATCGCCAAGAATTACTCGTGCTGTTATGCCGGCCTCGTTATATTGCTCTGCTAACTTGTAAGCGTGAGCTTTGCTGACCGTGACTGATATAGTCGGCTTAAGGTCAGGGTTAAAGCGCAATAAGTCCCTAACAAAGTCTCCGTTGACTTCTACTATCCGCTCTTCTAGTTTTTTTGCGTTAAAATCTCCGTTGCTTGTCGGGACACCTTCAGTGTCTACTAGCGCATCTCCGCTGTATAATTCGTAATTGCATAACTTTCCTTCTTCGATTAACTGAGCTGGCTTGAGGCCTAGCAAAAGTTTCGTAATCCCAAACTTGCCCAAGCCTGCCCCAGTGGGCGTTACAGGTGTAGCCGTTGTAATGCCAAAGAAGCTAGGCTGTATTTCCCTGATAATCTCTTGATAGGATTTTGCGGCCAGGTGGTGTCCTTCGTCAAGAAGAAATACCCTGTTTCGGAACGTCGAGATAGCGTTGCGTCTCCGTGCTAGAGTTGGCATCATTGTTACCATGATGCCCGCATCTTCCGTCATGCGCTTAGCAGCGTAAAACCCTACAGGTTCTTGGCGGTGCTTTTGGCAGGAAGCTGCAATTTGCTTGATTATGCTCTTCCTGTGGGCTGCGAGTATCACTTTGTGGCCGTATGAGCGATAGTATCTTGTGATCTCTGCTAGAATGACAGTTTTGCCAGAACCAGTAGGAGACTCCCCGCAGGGAGCCCCGCCCTGATTCATGTGTTCGATCATTCTCCTGGCCATATCGGCCTGATAGTCATAAAGATCGAACATTTAGTCTTTTGCGATGACTTCTTTTTCGCGTCGTGCAATTAAGCTGGGACATTGTCCAGCCTCCCACCCAAAACTGACTTTCCATCCTCCTCTTTGCAAGTCTTCTCGCAAGTAATCTTCTATGTCTTTCTGCGTGAATACGATCTCTTCTTTGGCCACTGCAGGCTGGATGGAGCTGTCTCTTACGGTTCCTATGCTGCGGGGGGCGGGATTGCTTGCGCGTGCCATCACTTTTTCACCGCTTTGGCGGTCCAAGAATTGGCTTTTTCTGCCATTTCGGCTCGGCCGTCAGCTAGAAAGCTTTCCTCTAGCTTTTTTCTTGCTTCTGTCCAAGCTTCCTTGGCTGCTTCGATTACCTTGAAATAGCTTCCTCCCGGAACTCGGCTCAGTCGGATTTTTTGGGTTGACCCATCCGAGAACAGCGCGAGCGAATCGGTTTTTGCGGCTAATGAGCCAACGCGGTAAAAATCCTCACATCTCTCCTTGATTTGAAAAATTTCCTGCTTGACTGCTTTTTCCTGCTGGAGAAGATAAAGCAGCCTTGCGGCTAGCCGGCTTGCTTCTTCTTGGCCTGGGTTTTGGGGGGAAGGCGGTTGAGGGCTGTTGCTGGATTGCGTCATAGCGTTTGAAGGTCAACTCGTTAATCCTAGCACCTCTTTAAGGCGAAAGAGCAGCTCCTGCTTGTTTGAAGCCGAAAATTTTGTCTTCTCGCTTACAGAGGCGAAATGGTAGCACGAGCCGCCCCAGACCCATTTGACGCATTCAGCGCGACCGATGTGGTAGCCGTCTAGGAAAACCGGCACGGTTGAGAAGGGGGGAGCTGGGGGGTCCGGCTCTCCCAGGGCCAGCGCCATGGCCAGCCCAACCTCATCTGCCGGGTGAACGCCTCTGGCCAACTCGCCAAAAGTCGTCATTTCTCCGAAGGAGAGCCGAGATTGGTCCGTCATTTGATGATGGAATTTCAATAAAATTAAAAAGTGTAGAAAATTGCTGAACGGACCAGCTTTTATGGCATGGACGCCCCCTTTTTGGCGTCCGCATAGAGAGCAGCGAACTGCTCTGGAGTCATTACAACCCTAAATCCAGCCCTGTTTAAGCGAATCATGGTGATCGCCCAGCGAGTTCCGCGATTGATTCTTTGCTGTTCTGCCCCCTTGGGCTTGATTCTGATAGCGGACAATACGTCCGCCCAGAATGCGACCTGGACAGTCAGGTCAGGGAGGCCGTCGATGTCTCCTTGATCATCCTTCCTGCCGGCTCCCAGCTCGCGTCGCGCAGTGTGACCAGTGAGTTCTGAAAGCAGCTCGGCCGCTTCGCGCTCTGCACGGTCGCCCTTGTTTTTGGCTGGGTTGCTCATGCTGGATCAGGTATGGAGAATTTACCCTTGCGATGCTTTAGCCAGCGTGAAGCCGTTTTAGCGCTTTTTTCGTGCTCCTGCGCTATTGCAAGGCACATTGCTTCGTTTTCGGGCTTCCCTGTTTTGCGAAAATACGCCGCCCTGCAGTTCTCCCAGCGCTGCGCCTTTCGGTGATATTCCGTAGTGCGGGTAGTTACCTTGGTCATCAGTGGCCCTCCGTAGTTTTCCGGGGGGCAGGTCGCTTCAGGTCGGCTTCTGTTTTTTTGCGCTCGCCTTGGGCTTCTTTGCTTTTGGCCTGGTCTTCTTCTTGGGGTTCTGATACTTCTGGAATGACACTGGGTTGTGGGAAGGGTGAGGCTGGGATAGTTTTGAGATGCTCGATAGACCGAGCAAGCCGGCGGCAGGCAGCGTTTTGCTCTTTAAGCATTCTGCTGTTTTCCTGGACCATGGCTGCGCGACACTCTTCAAAAGTGTCAAACAGCCTCACCTCGGAAAAGGTGTGACCAGCCCGGCCAAACTTTTTGACTCTTAGATCGTAAACAGATAGCTTGTGCTCGCTGTCCAGCAGCGCTGGCAGTGGCGCCATGCCTTCAGGATCCCGAGCCCAAACCTGTCTTAGGTCGCTAGGAATGGTGTCGCTCATTTGCGCCTCCGTGTGGCAGGTTTACGAACGTTTGCTTTGGGGGTGGCCGCCTTGGGGGCTTCCTTGGCAGCCCTTTTTTCTGCGCTCCATGCAACAGCGTCTTTTACTGCGCTGTCTCTTCCGGGCGGCGCGGCGATAACGCTTGCCCTTTCGAGCCCTGAACAATCAGGCAACAATGGATCCTTTGCGATGCCAGCCCATTGTAGCGCTTAGCATGTACGCTACAATGTGACAGTCGCGGAAACTGGCACACTCCTCCAAGCGTGCCATAGTGGCACAGCGCCCACGGCGCAAAAAAAGGGGCTGGGCGCCTCTGACGCACCCAGCCCCTTGTTGACCATTGTTAGCCTGACAATTCTACCATGCAGCACAAGTGGCAGCCCTCCTCTCGCCGCAACCCGTGCCCAATTTGCGGCAGGACTAGCGATGGAGACTGCAGGATCAGGGATGATGAGCAAATGGTTCTATGCCATCGAGGCAAGAGCTTGGGGCCGCCCCCCGACCTGAAGGTCGGGGGGCTGATGGATGTCGTGGGCAGAACATGGGCCTACGCTGGAGACTCCGAAGACGGGCGGGGAGCGGTGTTTGTGGTTCACGAGGAGAAGGTTGACGACCACCTGCCATCGTGCGGCCCGTTGCGCCTACCTACGCCGGCATTTGCTGTTAAAGACCAGAGAGAAACTGTTGCTACCACGTATTACTACCGGCAAGATTTGAGGGTGGTTAGATATGATTATGTCGAGGGCGGGAAAAAAGATTTTTCAGCACAATTCTTTTCCGGCGATACCTGGAGGTCCAGCGCTGGCCCCGAAATATGGCCATTCTACGGATCTATTGGGGCAAATTCAAGCAATTTTATCATAGAGGTTGAGGGCGAAAAATGCGTTGACGTTTTACGAGCCAATGGCATTGCTGCGATAACGCATCCCGGCCACCAGCGGGACGAAGCTTCATGTAGAGCACGATATGCTGGCCTTGCGGCTGCGGGAATTAAAAAAGTTTGCTTTATATCTGATAACGATGTTGCCGGCAGGAGAAAAGCTGTTGCCTTCTCTGCCGCAGCTCAGCTTGCCAAAATTGAATTTTGCGTTATTCCTGCTGAGTCTATTTATGACGTTCCAGACGGCGGGAGCGTTGACGACATGCCGGCAGAAAATCTCTCTTTTTTAATAACAGCAGCCATCAAATCAGCGTCTGGCGTGAAGCCGGCGCCGCTCAATCGGATCAGTTATGGCAAGATAAAGCAAGATTTGCAGGATTTTTACGAAACGGAGCCTACCGGGGCTGCAAACATTCAAGCCGCAATCGCGGACATCGCGTCCGCTAACAATGCCTCCGTATTCGACACCAAGCGTATATGGGATTCGCTGTCAGAGGATCGCCAGGCCACGTCTGAGGCGTTGTCCGCGACATCGGCCATATTCCAGCGACGAGAGCTTGAGACTAAGAGAGAAAGCGTAAATCTTTCTGACTATTTGCCGGAGTCAATATGTGGTGCCGTAGCAGAGTTGACCAGGAACTTGGCGTGCGACCCACTGATTGCCGCCTCCGTGGTCCTGACTACTGCTGCTGGCGTGTTTCAAGCTGGCCACCGGCTCGATGCTGGGGATGGCATGTTTGTGAAGCAGCCCGTAATCTGGTTGCTTTTGGCTGGCCCGTCCGGGAGCGGGAAGAGCCCCATTATGCGGCAGCTATGCAAGGATCGCCTTAGCCTTGTGCTAAGCCACTATGATTTTCTTAGTAAAAGCGAAAAAGCTGAATATGACATGCGATATCTCGGAGTGGCGAAGGGGGCGAGGCCCGAAGAGCCTAAACCTTTAGAGACTTGCGTTGAAAACTTTACAACTGAATCTTTGACCGAGATTCTTGTTGACAATCATGCCAAGGGCTTGTCAACTTTTATCTATTCTGAGGAGATCAAAAGAGTCCTTGGAAACTTTGATGAGTACAAATCTCACGGCAAAGGCAGCGGCAAAGAAACATTTTTGTGTCTTTTCGACGGCAACGTGCCTTCGTCGCTGCGCATTGGCCGGCGGCTGAGGGGGAACAGCGGGAAAGTTCAAAACTCCCTCCTGGGAGGTGTTCAGCCGGGCGTATTTCGTACGATGGTGGAATATGGTGACGACGCCGGCTTGTTTGCCAGGTGCCTTGTAGTGCCATTGATAAACAAATATATCGAGCCCAATTTCTTTCGTTCGCCGGACGAGGTTACTGCTGTCCACATGGCGGGGCAGTGCCTGGAAAGCTTTTATCTGCGCTGCCTTGGCTTGAGGCCTCTTGTGCTACGGCTTGAAAGAGAGGCTGTCGAGTTGTTCACTATTTTGTCACGCGACACTTACGATAAGAGCCAGGCGGTATCTTTGGAGTCTCAGCGAGCTGTCTTTGGCAAACGGCTTGGATACGTGCTTCAGGTTGCCTTGACCATGCACCTATGCCGCGTTGTGGCTGGAGAGGAAAGGGGAGACGAGCTGTTCCTGTCTCGCCAAACCTTGGCCAGAGCAACTGTATTGGTTGACCTGCTGCAGAGCTATGCAGTCCTGGAGCAGCAGGAATCCCAGATGACCAGGCACGGATCTTTCGACTTGAACCGGAGAATCCACACTTACGCCAAAGGCGTCAACGGCTGCAGCGCATCAGTTTTCGTCTCTCAATGCGTGCCGGCAAGGTACAGAAAGGAAATTTTGCCTACTCACGTCAAGGCTGCAATGGCACAGCTAGTTGATATGGGGCTGGGGGAATGGCGCCGAGAAGGCCGAGCAGCAGTTTTTGTTGCGCTAGGGCGCTTCCCAGATTAAGGGCTTGGGCAAAAGCGCCAAGCTTGCAACGCTTGCCCTTAAAACCGTCCTCCCTGTGCTACGCTTCTCTTGTTCGCCCGCCTCTTATGACGCGCTCCGCTCCAGACCAACACCCGCCTACTCCCATGGCATCTCTGCCGACTGGGCAGCTGCCTCCGATGGTTGCTCAGCCCGTAGCGCCAGCCCTGCACTCTTCGGCTGGCCTTGACAACCTTTCTCTTTTGGGGCGAATTGCTGCGGCTACTCCGCAATTCCAGCACCTTACTAAGGACACTGAGAACACGTTTCTCAAGAGCAGTTACCTCAAGTTGCCTTCGCTATTGGACGCGATCAGGGAGCCGCTTTTGGAGTACGGAGTAAAGGTCTATAGTCAGGGTTGCTTCGCTGACGGCCAGTGGCTTGTTAGGACAACGCTTTCCACTCTCGACGGAGGAGAAGAGTTGAGTAGCGACTTTCCCATCGTGGGCGAAGGGCTTACAATGCAAAAGGTCGCTGGTTGTTTCACGCTCGGGACGCGCTACAATTTGTTTGCGCTACTTAACATCTGCCCAGACTCAGGAGATGACGACGGAAACGTCGGCAATTCTTCTGCTTTTGCTTCTGGTCATTCCTTACCCGGCCTTGGGGCGCCCCAGCCTCAGCCGCCCCAGCAGTTCGCTCAGTCACTCCATCCCCAGCAGTACGCTCAGCCTTATCCTCAGCAGTTTGCTCAGGCGGCCCAGCCTGGCGCTATTGCCTACCCCGTAAACCCTCTCCCCGTCCTCTCGTGACACAGTTTCCGCAGCAATCGCAACGTACCTACCGGCCTAATAGGTCTGCTTTGTGGGTCAACAACAAGAAGAATGCGAACCAGCCTGACTACAAGGGCAATGTTGAAATTTCTTACGGCTTGCTCCAGGAAATGTTGGCTGCTTTCAATGCAGGCCGATACCAGAAAGACTCAGGGGATCAGCCCTGTATCAAGCTGGATTTTGCCCTTTATGCACAGCAGGGGGGCACGTCTCAGGGCGGCAAGCAAAAACCAATTTTGAGCGGCTATCTTAGCTCCGTCCAAGATACTGAGCAAAGCGCGGCTGCCAGGCAGCAGTACGCCCAAGCTCTTCAGCCGCCTCAGCAGTACGCTCAGCCGCCTCAGCAGTACGCTCAGCCGCCTCAGCAGTACGCTCAGCCGCCTCAGCAGTACGCTCAGCCGCCTCAGCAGGGGTACGTTGAGCCAGTCCAGCATCAGCCAGTCCAGCATCAGCAGCTTCCTCAGGGGTATGCCCAAGCTCAGCCTTTGCCGGCCTACTCGGGCCAGTATCAGCCGGCCCAGGCGCCCGACCTGATGCCTCCGCCGGTTGTTCCGCCTGTCCCGATGCCTGGAGCCATTCACGGTCAGCATCCGCAACTTCCTGGGAATTTCTGATGCCTGAATTGTGCCTTTTGCCCCCGCAAGGGGGCGTTTTTTTCAGCGAACAGGATCACAGGTATTTTTGGAGAGGCCAGACAGAGGTAGAGGTTCCGTCCTCTTCGCACATTATTGATTTGGGTGGCGGCAAGGATTTTAACAAAGATCCCTGGCAGAGATCCCTAATGCGCAGGGGGCTCAGCGAGTCCGGGGCTCACTATTTTATGGAGCGTGTTAGGGACATACGAGCCGCGATCGGCACGGAGGTTCACGGGCACATTCAAACCCATCTTATTTACGGGGTGGAGCCGACCAGATCAAGCGAAAGCGAAAAGATTTTTAGTTCATGGCTGAAACATGTTTATCCGAGAATTGGCAAAATTTATATTATTGAGCAGCCAATGATTCACGTTGGCGGCGTGTATGGATTCACTCCAGACCTGATTGCTGAAGTGGACGGAGTGCTTACAGGTTGCGATTGGAAGTCGAACCAGATGGAGAGCTTTGCAGAGCGCTATCAGCGCCTGGTTGATTACGCTCCTGAAGATGAAATACTGAGGGGAATTTGCGATCACCTGGCTAAGGTCGATGCGGCGGCCGGCAGAACGCGAGAAAAAACCGCTCGCGTTCGCTCGGGCTGGCAAATGCAGCAGGGGAGCTACGCCATGGGCGTAGAGGCGGTCAGGGGAGGGCTCCGCGTGCAACGGGGCATCAATTTCATGCTCTCTGTCGATGGCGTTGCTGAGCATACCTGGAACCGGGCAGACTTGGATCAAGGATGGCTTCAGTTTGCCAATGGGCTGCTGCTGCACCATCAAAGAGCCGTTATGGCTGGCACACATTCCGTTTTTCGCATGGCGCTTGATGCGCTTTGCCCATTGATGCGGCGTTGATCATCTGCTACAATCCTTTTTGTTCGCACCCAGTTCGATGCCTGTCAAACGCGCACCAAAGGCTGTTGAAGCCGTCTCCGTTCCCGCTCCCGTTTTTGCCCCCTCTCCTGTTCTTGCTTCCACCATTACGGCGCAGGAGGGGCTCACAATGGATGAGGTGTCCTTTTTGCCTGAGGAGGGCGATGAGAGCGATGAGAGCGAAGAAGCAGTTGGCCCCGCAACACGACTGACCGGCCAAGAGCTGCTTCAGGCCTATAGCGCCGGCCTCGAAGAGCAGCGGCCTTACACCGAAATCGCGAGAAATGCTGGCTATGTCAGCGTAACCGCTGCCGGCAAGGAGCGCGTCATGGTCGCTCAGTTCAACGCAGCGCTGCTTCGCGCTGAGGGGCACGAGGTTGGCAGCAGCAGTGGCGGAACCGGGCGGCCGCATCTTGGGCTTTCCCAGGCACGGGTGAGCGCTCAAGGGACGCTCCTTGTCAGCCAGCTCGCCACTCGGCACATCGAGGCCCTCCCTGGCGACTGCTTTGCTGTCACCTATCCCGGCAACGGCCAAATTCTCTTGACGCCAACGGGGGAAAATAAGCCGGTGGCGCCTCGGAAAAAGCGGGGAGAGGGATCCGAGGAGCAGCCTGGTACTCCACTGCTTGATTCGCTTGATTGAGTTACCTGTCTTGCAAAGAGGAGCCCCCGGATTGCTGAGTCCGGGGGCTTTTGTTTTGGGCCGACCAGTTTCAGTCAGTCATAAATCGGTGTACCCACATTTTCTTCTCTTCGGCTTTCACTCGATTTTCTTAGTAAATCCTCTTGGCGCTTGCGTCGCTGGAACTGGCAACACACGCGGCGTAAATTAACCGATCAGAGTAAAATCCGTCGTAAAATTTTGATCCAAGGTTGTAAGCCCAAGCTGAGGCGTTGAACTCTGACCATGGATCTTTCACGTTGATGTCGTAGCCTTTTCGCATTGGCGCTTCCCGAAGACCGTCCAGGCAGATCACATGGCCAGACCTGGTGAACCAGCCATGGGTGATCAGAAACTCTCCCGCCTGGAGCCAGTCATAGACTTCGTTCAGAGATGCGTTTTCGTGGAAAGCGTATGGGCGCTTGTACGTCCTGATGACATCGGCCATCACGTATGGGTTGCCGGCATCGCCGCGAGCAACAAGCTTACGGCGGATCGAGTACACACCGGCATCGCCTACCGCCATGCCGATACAGGCCGCCTGACAGGTGCTCCCGTCAGGCTGGCTGAGGTTTAGCGCCCTGATTCTTGTGACCCACTCTTGTCTTTCAGTGTTCGCCAATGGGCTTTTCATCGTGGCTCTCGGGGTGAAGGTCGGGGTTGTAGGTATTGTAGCCTTCCTCAAATTTTCTCTGTTTCTCCCTTTCCTTGTCCAGCGTACCCAATATGTAACCAATCACAACGGCAGCGCTTAGCGGGCCGCCCTCTCCCATGCCGGCAATAGCAAGCCCCTTGTCCCAGCATCGCTCAAAGTCTCCCTTTTGCGCTCGACATTCTTTTATGTAAAACTGCCCTAGCATTATCAAAAGAGCAAGCATAGCTCCAGCGCCGACAAGCGCAGCGATAGCCTGCACGTCATTTTTGCGAACATGTTTCATGGTTGCTCAGGTATTGAAGCCGGCTGAGGCCGATCGTAGTGCAGCAGTACGGGAATTCGCTCAAGAGCAACACCGTCAACCCGGCCCGCGATGATTCGCAATCCTTGTTCAAGGGCTGGGTCTGTAAGCTCGATGAATGGCCGACTGACCAATACTTGAACAAGGCCACCAACAATCAGATCAATCTCAGCGGCTCCATAAATCGCTGTATATTCTGAAACGGTGAACCTTCGCATAAAAGCGGCTGGTGTAATTCTGCCAATCTCAAGGATGTTGGCATAAGCAACGCCTTGATTTTCCAGAAATTCAGATGCAAGATTTTCAACCGTTTGGCCGCTGCCATTGCTTGCCGCGATGAAGCCATCATAGGCTCGCTGGCTGATTTGTGTGCAGATGGATTGCATGGCTAGGTGGCAATGAGACCAACAAGGCGGGCAGCTGCGAGAAGTGCATTAACTGCAGTTATTGCGGATGCAAGATCGGTTGCGTCCGCAATCGCTGCCGGTCGTGCAACCGGAGTTGCACCCCAGAATCCAAGTAATTGCGCTGAGCTGGCGCCAATTCTGATACCACGCGCCGTTCCGGTTCCGCCCGCCTCGGTGCGAAACGTGAAAACATTGCTCTCCCATCCCATTCGCATTCGCTCAAAATTACTACCAGAACCAGAAATCGTGTTGGCAAGCCAATAAGATTGAGCGGTCGTGCCGCCCTGCTGATAGACCACTCCCGCACTAGCACGGCTCCAAAAGGTGTCCATAGAAAGACTTGTTGCGGCACCGCTATTCCAGCCAAGATTATTTACATTTCGCATGACAAGGCTTAGGCCGTCTATCAGCCATCCCTGGAATGAAGTAGGGCCTATCTCTATGGTGCTTCCATGCAACCTAAAGAAACTTGATCCATTTACACCAGCGTCTATCAGCCGCTGGTTGATGGCCGAGCCGAAAACTGCGAGCCCAGTCCCATCTGTGTCCCAGGCCGTATTGGAGGTGGCGGCAGAATGCTGGATGAGGATATGTGGCAGGTTGTTGCTTCCCGTGCCACCGCTAACCCAAGTCCCGGTAGTTAAGATAGCGGGAGCATTTGCGGCACTATTCCGAGAAGATATAATCCTCCCAGACAATGTAAGGTTTCCGCTTCCATCAATGGCGCTTGTCGATAGTCCGGTAAACGCTTCCCCGGAGTTCCATTGAAGCTCGCCGGGCGAGCCGCCAGGCGAGCCGCCCGCTGCATTGAGCTGTCCAGTGGAGATAGACAGGTTTGTGCCCAGTGCCAAAAACTCAAGCCGGCTTGTGGCAGGGTTCCAGTAATGCAGCCGCGTCAGATTCGCGCCAGGAGATTGCGCCGCCAGCTCTTGTCCTGAGAGGTCGAACACCGCCTGCAGGCTGGCGGCCAGGCTGGCGGGGGCGTGATGGCTGGCCGATTGCAGGTGGGCTGCAATCGCTGCGGCGGCCGTTCCGGCCGGGTCGGCGCCTACATCGCCGGGTCCCAGCGTGACAACCCCGGTCTGCCCATTGACCTGCAACACCACCCCGGAAGGGATAGGAAGCTCGACCCAACTTGCAAGCTGGGCTGGCGCGTCTGCGCTGAGAATCCAAACGCTATTCCTGTCCAGGCGAATCGCCCAGTCCCCCCTTTGCCCGGTCAACGCCAGAAGCGCGGCCTGGCTTGCGACGGCTCCCAGGTAGTCGGTGATCGCCAGGGCTGGTAGCTGGCTGCTCGGGATCGCCCCGTCAACAAGATCAGCCTTCCCAGCTAGGGCTGTGGCCAGCGCTGCAGGCTGCACAGCCGTCCCCGCCAGCACGGCAGCCGCGTCCCACGCGGTCTTGTCCGTCGCTGCCAGTAGGCTTTGGCCTATTGGCAGCGACAGCGAAAGGGTTACGCTGCCAACAACATTTAGCGATTGAGTTCCCCAGCCGGCGGGGAGGGCCAGAGCGACAGACTTGACAGGCGCTAATTGATTGAAAAAATCTAGGGCTGAAAGATCGACTGTCTGAGTCCCTTGATCAAAAATGATACGCTCAGCCCCTGTTAGCGGTAGCGTCGCATTTGGCAGCCCTGAAATCGTTGTGGTTTGGGTCATGGTTTCACCTGCGGCGGTCCGGCCTGCTGCAAGATGGGATGATTCCTTTCATTGTTTTTGCCCATCTGATAGCTGCCTGCAAACCCCGCTATCGCCAAAATTATGCTTACCACCCATCGGAGCGTGCCAACGGCGCCCACCGCCTTTGACTGGTTCATTAAAACGCTTGCGTCGATTGCGGAGCCCTTGTCTGCTAGTTTTTGCATTTCTTGTGTCAAAGATGTTATCGACTTCTCCACTTTGCTGCCCAATTCTCTTAGTGCTTCTCTGTCTCCGTCTCTCATCTCTTTTTGGTAGTCCCGCTCTGTGGCGACGGTTTTTACAAAAGCTTCTACGGTAACCTCCAGCCGGGCCATCCCCGTTTCCAGGGTTGAGATCCTTTTCTCGTAATCCACTGCAGGCCTGGCCGGTCTAGGGCACTATAGGCGATCAGTCCCAGCCGAGGGCCAGCGGCCCATCGCCTTCCCAATCCGCTACAGCAATAAGCGGCTTTTCTGGGTTTTCGCAATTTAAGCGAACCCTTGGGACCAGGACATTCCCAGATAGTCTTACAACTCCTGGCACGCTTGACCTGAACACATCGTAGTCAACCGCAATTCGGCTACGTTGCAAAATTAAGACAATTTCGGCCTTCAATCCATCGCCAGTGCCATTGATAATGAAATTAAGCATCTGCAGGGCACTAAGGGCAAGCGCTGAGTCCTCGGAGAACTCTAAGTAAAATGAAAGACTTCCGCTTGAGTCTTTTAGGCCCCCAGTTCGCCTTTTGTGCGTGTCTGCCAAGCTTGTTTGGCTCAATGATTCAGAGCCGCCATCCATTCCCCAGGAAAATATGTTAGCCATATACTTCAGCCCATCGCCAAGGTCAAATCGGACAGCGCCATCGGCGCCTACAGCGACTGACATCAGGAAGGGAGCGTCCAGGTAAGGGGCACGCTAGCGAGAAAGTGCGCTGAAGCCCCATCGGTCACGATAGGGTTGTTTGCAAATTGCAAAACTGCCCACTTTGTTAAACCGTTTGGAGTATTGAACTGGTCTCCGTATGCAGATGTATTGTCTGCATAATGGAAATAGATGCCAAAATCTGAAGCCAGCCTCGTTGGGGTAAAAGGCAGCCAGCCCATATCGCTAACTATTGGAACGTAGTCTGTCAGGAATGCTCCATTGACAGACGCCTTCCCGATTGGGAGCAGGAACGCTGACCCGTTGAACCCCGTAAATATGTTGGTAAGGTTATTGCTTGTATTGTTAGGTGCGCTACCTACCGCTGCATAGCATTGCGTGTTAAGCGCAATACCATGATATCTTCCAATGCCGCTGCCGTCAACGTCTGATCGCAAAGCGCTGCCAGTTATTAAGCACCTTCGCAAGTTTTCCTGAAGCTGGAAACTGACTGCTCCCATGTTGGCATAAGTAAACGCTGCGATTGTTGCGAACCCGTTCAAAAGCCCCTTAGAAAGATCAACCCATGGCTGCAAGATTGTGTTTTGGTGCATAATTGTGAAAGGCGCCGATCTGTTCAAGCCCTGCCGGATCACGAACCAGCTTTGGTTGGTGTCAAATCCTGACGTGTAGCGATCCAGGTGGATAGCAGTATTCGTTTGCGGATTAAACGAAACTCGACTTGCAGTCTGGTTCGACCCTGCGCCATTTACAAGTGAAGGCAAAGTGTGATAATCCAAGTATTGCGTGCCGGTCGGCACCTTGGTAGTAGTATTCCACCCGCTTGCTAGAGCTATTCCTGGAGAATCGCTGCCTCTAAAAACAAGATAATAAAACGTGGTGCCATAGGTCTTGGTGGAGTCGTAAGCGGTCCGTAAAACGCGGACCGTGTTGCTCTCGGTCACAAACTGATCGTGCCATCCACCTGCCGCCATCAGGCCGGCATCGGCAAAGGCAGCCCCAAACAAGCTGTCGGCCAGCGCTGCTTGAGTCCAGCCGGCGGGGAGAGAGTATGTTGCAACGCTGACGACCATTTCAGTCCTGCCGGCTTGCCCAGCTTAGCCCATGGAGCACTGGCCGCGCTCGCTCGCAGAAAATTATCTAGTTGCTATCACGCTAATCTGCAGGCTTGCTCCCAGGCTGATAACCTCTTGCGCCTCTCTTTGACGGCCAAGCCTGCTGGTCGTGGCTGTTGTGCTTACAACGCCAAGAACCTGAGAAGACGCCAAGCCTAAAAGAAGCGAGGCAGTTCGCTGCCTGGGGGCTCTGGTAGTGGCAACAGGTATCGCCACCACTGTTATCACAGAGGAGTTCATAAGGCGCAATGGTATATCGGTCGTTTTTGGCGCCACTGGGTTGCCAGGGCCATAAACAGAGTCAAGCGTGAGTTCGTACGCCAGCTCGATAGTTACGTTATATCTGCCTCTCATCACGGGATCCTTTTTCGGCGCTCTGGCCATGGTCCAGGTAGTCCCCGTAAGGCGCAGCCTAAAACTTTCGCTATCAACGCCGCCCGCAATTTCGGGCGGCAACACCGAAAGAGGCCACTGCCCCATCCCGGTAGCTCGCCATGGCAGCAGCAGCGCAAGCGCCTCGGAGTCGCTCATGTTTTCAAAAAACAAGCGCCACTGAGAATCGCTTGGCAAAGAGCCCAGGATTTCTGGAAAAGCTGAAGACCCCCAGCTATTTGTGATTACAGGATAGCTGGGTAGCCGCAATTCCCACGATGTCGGAGTAATCGCCGGCAGCGTAATTGAGCGTATTGTCATGTGTCGTACCTGGCAAAGCCGCGAACTTTGATTTTCATTTTAACCGTGCAACGAAGTGCCCCGACTGAAACAACCTGCGGATTTTCAGTAAAATGCCATGTAGCACCTGGGAATGGAGCTATCAGTAAATTGCTTAGCTCGCTGCTTGTGCCGGTCAAAGCTTCAGGCGGTAGCGTAACTTGTCCGTAAATTCCGTAGTTGGCATCCCATACTGAAACCAAAAGTTCCGCTTGGGCAAATGTTATGTTTTCCCAGGAAAGTTCCATGGTGTCACCAGTAGGGCGACTGCTGAGCGACCACCTTGCAATTCGACCGTTGCGCATTTTCATGCGCTCCTGTGGCCATTCTCCCATAGAGTAAGGCCTGGCCGTTGGAGTGATGCCCGGCAAAGCAGTAATAATGCTCATAGCTCAATAATCCAATTTGCGTCTGTTTGGTAGGTCGTCCAGTTGACTCCAAGTAAGCTCATTCCATTTTCATTTACTGGATGGTGAAAAGCGTTTATTGTAATTACGCCTCTAGTGCTTATGTTCACTTTTTTAATTTCGTAGGTGCGCTGCCTTGATATGTTGTTTGCTATTGCGAAAAAATATCCTCTTGGCTCAGCGAGCCCACCAATGATTACAATATCTCTTTCTTGTGGCTCTCCGCGCATATCCCAAACTAGCCCAGGATAGTAACCATCCCTGGAAGGCACGAAGTCTGGGCGAGTGCTTACAATGTTCCCGTCTTTTTGTATAAATCCCTGAATAGCTGTATTGTACTTTGTCACGTCAATATCTAATTTGAAAAAATTGCCAGACCGCAACTCTGACAGAAGAAGATCCGGCGTAGTAGCAAGACTTATTCGATGATCGTGAAGAGTCACGAACCGAATAAAGTAGCAAGCGGCATCAATCGCTTGCTTGTAATTTGTGCACCATTTAGAAAGGTCGAGTGTTTTGACCGGGGCGTTTACGCTAGTCCCGACTTGCCTGACTGTCGCTACTCGCTCTCTGGGGAACAGTGGAGCTTCGAGGCCGCCTGTTTCCTCTCGCCATTTGACTTGCACAATAAACGGCTGTCGGTCTAAATATCCAACGCTGTCCAACCTAAAAGCTTTTTCGCTTATGTTTCCATTGTTAAATTGACCTTTAATGTCAAGTGGCCGGTCAAATTCAATTGCTTTCTTTAGGTGATAAACTCCTCCAATTCTTACGAGCTTTAGCAAATGCGCAAGCGCAGCATCAGCCGCCCATTCAAGAACGTTTTCCGGCTCTTCTTCTACGGCATCGTAAAAATACATTCGATCTTGGCACCATTGGGCTGCCTCTTGAAAGCTGGCGCGATCAATCTGAGCGGCTTGCGTGAGAGGATCGGCTCCCAGCCCGGCGCTTGTCATTCGCTCGCGCAGCCAGTCTGGGAACAAATGGCTTGGGCCTTTTGTGTCGCCGTCTAGCAACCTGGGCATTTCATAGCCATTATTGCAAAATCCGCTAAACGCGGCCAAGCTTTGCATTTCTAGCGACGCCGATATATTCACGCCAGGAATCGACAGAGATTCGTAAGATGGCGTAACTTCGTCGTCGTAATAATTTATATGAGTAATTTCGTGCTCTGGCGCATTGCGAACACTTGCTTGCACGTTGTCGTAGCAAAACGCTTCGGCAAATCTTGCGTAGCCGTCAAACATTGACTGATATTCGTTGTCCGCCCATCCCAGGCCAATGTTTACTTTTGGCTCAAGGTGAGCCATTTTGCGACGCACCCCTTCAGTTGGGTTTATCGCGTAACCAGTCGTAGAGATAGTCAGCCCTCCCGCAGTAGTGCTGACTTCTTGGTTGCTATTCGTGTCAAGCACTACGATTCTTGCAAGGCCGTTTTTCCGAATTTCCCAGCTAGAGATTGGCACAAGTCGCCGTTCCCATCGCTTGTAAGATGGAAAGCTCCAGCGCAAATAGTTGTAAACGTCTTCTGTTGCGATTCCGTCAACAGCAAACACTTCGGGGAAGGTTGTCCATGTCACTCCCCGGTCCGCGCTGTATTCAGCTACAAAAGCGCTATATCTGCGTGTCTTGGTCGTGACAAGACTTCCGCTGCTGTCATAGCGCGAAACTGTAAGCCTGCCGCCAGCAGTCTTGCCAACTTGTTTCTGACCTGCTTTTTCGTTGATTCGCTCTATTTTTTCGCATGACCCAAACCCAGTCATGCCGCTAACGTTTATTCCAACCCTTGATTTGATGATAATTTCAGACGTTTTGAACTCTCTCACTGCGCCAATGGACGCTACCGCCATGCGAAAAATTTGCGCCGCCTGAGAGCAGACGCGGTATCGCCCCTCTGTCCCGCTGAGCAGCGTGGCCAAGTCAGAGTTGGGGTTGTACTCTGGCGGGGTTATCGTTGAATCTCCCTCGGGCGGATCAAGGAGGCCTGGCCCGATAAAATGCACGCTTCCAGGCCGCACTACTGTAAAAACGTAATCCATTGAGTTTCCGCCACCTATCGGCTCTTGTTCGCTGTCGCTGATAAAGATTGTTTCTCCTGCGTTATGCGGCAATCGCTCCGTCAGGACCGCCCAGCAGGTTCCGATTCTGTATAGCTCGTTTGGAATTAGCGCAGAGTCCGCGCTGTTCTGTATGCCGGCCACTGAGGCCGCTACGCCTCTCTGCTCCTCGTCTGAAGAAGCATCATTGTCTACAATGCGTGTGTTTGAAGTATCGAACCGGATCTTTGTCTCAGCATCAGTCGTTCTTGAAATAACGTACATTAAAGAATCCCCAACATTTACCGCCTCTTCCTTTACTTCAAATTGCTGGCTTGCTGGAGTAGTCCAGCCCGAAGAACCAGCGGCCTTGCGCTGGCGGAGCCCGCTTCTCATGGACCAATAAAATTTGCCTTTCCATATTTCGACTAATGCAGATGCGTCATCATCGGTTCTTACTTTATCGTCTTCATCTACCCTGGCCACCACAGTAGGCTGTATCTGCACAGTGGCCCTGTGCATCATTGCGTTAGGGCACCATCCGTACAGGCCAAATGCCGTACTTGTCGATGGCGTTTCGGTCATGCAAAAAGCCGTTTTGTACTGACCAACTCCAGTTGAAACAGAAAATACGTCCTCGCCCCCAGAATTTTGAAAATTTCCAGGATCGAACGCGGCTTCTCTGCCGGCGATCAGATCGCCGCTGACAATCCGGCCGCCATTCCGAGAATAATAAATTGAGTATCGGGATCCCCTTGTTATGCCAGCTCCAGTGTAAGCGTAGGCTCCTAGCGTGTTATTGCCAAATGCCCAGCCTCGCGGATCCCAGGCATCCTGCGACATTGACGCTGCGCCGGCAAGAAAGATTCCGCGAAACATGAGCGACCCATTGTGGGCCAGTACCTGAGACCACAACAGCGGCATAGCGACTCGCACGCCGCCCAGGTTGTTTTCTCGCTTTGCCACCACCACTGGCACAACTTGGCCGACTTTGGCCGGTTCTTGGATTGAGCTGAATCCAAATCGCGGCGACATTCGCTGCCCTGTTGTGGAAGGGCCGCCACCGTCTCTTTTTACAGTGATACTGCTCTGCCTTCTAGCAGGTGAAGCAGGAAACAGCAGTGACGACAAAAGGCTCAGCCCAACAGATACCGCCAAATTGACAACCACGGGAACCAGCGGCCCGCACACTGGCCCCTCTGCTGGCCTTTCAAGCGACCGCTGCAGCGTAATCGCCTTCCACTCAGCGCAAACCTCCTCAGATACGCCCAGGATTTCGGCGAGGCGCTTTTCGTAGGGCAGGAGAGGAATCATCTTAAGCGGTGCAACTTTAGGTTTCCGCAAGCAGCCAGCGGACCGGCAATCAAGCGGCCGTAATGGCGCACCGTAATCAAGGTTTCAGCATTTGGCAATACGCCTACGCCAAAAGAGCCATCTGCATTCCTGAACTGGACCAATGCGCCAGCCTCCGGCGTTTCGATGAGCGCGGTCATTTGCTCCCAGTCGCGTTGCAGCCCCAGCCAGTCGCGGGCGCGAGCGCGGGAATACCACTGTTTCATTTGCCTTGCCGGCCAAGGCATTCCCAATACTTCCCGCGCTGCCTGTGCAGTCGCAAAGCAGCACGCCGCCTTTCCCTGCCTGGGGTCTGCCCCGAGAGACCAAGGGAGCCCTACCCAGTCATGCCAAAATTCACTTGTCAAAATGTAATTCCTCCGCTGGATGGCAATGGCCCGACCTGAGCCGCTGTAAGCCTACGTGTCGGGGATGTCCCTGCCACAAAATTCAGCGGGCTAATCAACTTTAGCGTCATAGGCGAAAATTCGCCTTCTTCGCCTGGGACTGAATCGGCATAGCCAAACGCATCGCAGACGCAGAGCGTCTGTGTTAGCGTGCTGAGTTCGATATATGTCGGGATGCCGCTTGCCGTAGCAGGAGGAGTGCCAACCAGTAAAATCGTTTGCACTGAAATAAAGTAGCGACCTTCAGAAGCTTGCCATAGTGTTGACCCGGAAATAATGTTTGCTGGAGCAATCAACTCGTAATCCCCCGTCTCGCTTCCGTCCGTGGAGATGTCTCCCGCGATACTGAAAGGAGCGAACTGATAAGCCAAGCCATTGTATATCCGCGTCTCAGCGGGAAAGTAGGGCTGATAGCACTGATTCGAGCTGAACGGCGCAGCGTTAGCATCTAAAAATTCAATGTAGCAAGCGGTTGTTAGCATTAGATTCCTACATAGCCTCTGATGTCACTGTTGTTGCGCATCCCAGCGTAGGCCATAGCCC